CCCACCGACGCAGGAGGCGTGACGCATGGCGGATAGCACGCGCCGCGTCTCGGTCCGGCTGTCGCTGGATGACGCCGCCCGGGTCAAGCAGGAGCTGCGCGAGGTCGGCGAGACCGGCCAACGCAGCTTGGAGCGCATCCAGGGCGGTGCCGATCGCGCCTCGCGCGCGCTCGATCTGCTCGACGTCGCCGTCCGCGGCGTGCAGATCGCCGGCCTCGCCGCCGGACTGCGCGCCGTGGTGGTGGCGGGCGACGCACTCACCCAGTCCATGGGGCGGCTGAACACCGCGCTCGGCTCAGTCGAACGTGCCGGCGAGATCTACGACCGGCTGTATCGCGACAGCCTGCAGACCGGCGTTGCCGTGCGCGAGAGCGTGGACGCCCTCGCCCGCTTCTCGATCGCCGCCCGGGAGATCGGCGCCACCTCCGATCAGGTGGCCACCCTGGTCGGCGGGCTGCAGCGCATCGCCATCGCCTCGGGCGCCAGCCAGCAGGAGATCGCCTCCTCCACCCAGCAGCTCGCCCAGGCGCTGGCGTCGGGCACGCTGCAGGGCGACGAGCTGCGCTCGATCCTGGAGGGCCTGCCGACCCTGGCGCAGGCGCTGGCGCGCGAGCTCGGCGTCTCCATCGGCGAGCTGCGCAAGCTCGGCTCCGAGGGCAAGCTCACCGCCGACACCGTCTTTCCGGCACTGCTGCGTGCCGTCGAGCGGCTGAATGGCGAGTTCGAGCGCGCCCCGCTCTCCGTCAGCCGCGCCTTCGGCCAGCTCACGGCCGCCGCCGACCAGTTTTTGGCCCGGCTCGACCAGGCGATCGGCCTGTCCAACGCACTGGCGCGTGCGCTGTCCGGTGCCGCCCGCGTGCTGGAAGGCGTACGCCGCGGCTCCGGCCTGCTTGCCCCGTCCGAGCAGGAGGCCGACCGCCGCGCCCAGGCCGAGGCCCTGCGCGCCCAGATCGCCCGCCTCGAGGCGGAGAGCGAGGGCTACAGCCTGCGCTCCCAGCCCCGGCGCGGGAGCATCCGCGGCGGGCTGGTCGGCACCGCGCGGCAGCAGGCCGGCGTGGACCGCGCTGCCCGGCTGGAGGAGCTGCGCCGCCAGTACACCGAGCTCCAGGAGGAGATCACCCGCGGCGAGCAGGCTGCCGGTGAGCGCCAACGCACCGAGCAGGAGAGCGCCGCCGCCCAGGCCGCCGAGGCCCGCCGCCGCCGCACTGCCGCCGATGCCGAGGAACTGCGCAAGGCGCTGGACGACCGCTTCCGGATCAACAGCGAATACGAGGACCGCACCCGCCGCCTGCGCGAGGCCGAGGCCGCCGGCGGCATCACCGCCGCCGATCGCACCCGTCTCGAAACTCTGGCGCTGCAGGAGCGCGACGAGGCGCTGCGGCGCCTCGAGCCGCGCGTCGCCGCCGTGCGCCGCGCCAGCAACGAGGGCGCCCGCGAGGCGCGTGAGGCCGAGCGCGAGATCAACGACATCATCCGCGAGCGCGAGCGGCTGATCCAGAACAACGAGAACGCCCAGGAGCGCTACACCCGCCGCCTCGAGACCCTCGGCCGGCTGGTGGAGCGCTCCGAGCGCATCGGCCAGCCCATCCCCGACGAGACGGTCTCGCGCGAGGCCAATGCCGCGCTGGAGGAGTTGGAGCGCCGCCAGCAGCGGGTGCAGGAGGCGACGGCCCAGACCAACGACACCGCCCGCGAACTCGGCCTGACCTTCTCCAGCGCCTTCGAGGATGCCGTGGTAAAGGGCGAGAAGCTGCAGAAGGTCCTGCAAAGCATCCTGCAGGACATTTCCCGCCTGGTGCTGCGCAAGGCGGTCACCGAGCCCCTGGTCGGCGCCCTGGGTAGCGCCCTGGGCGGCTTTGATCTGTCCAAGGCCATCACGAGCGGCTTTGGCCTGTTTGGCATGGATGGCGGCCTCAAGGCGGCAGCCAACGGGGCGGTGTTCGGCGGTGCCGGGGTGATCCCCTTCGCCCGGGGTGGCGTCGTCGACCGGCCAACCCTGTTCCCCTTTGCCCGGGGCACCGGCCTGATGGGCGAGGCTGGCCCAGAGGCCATCATGCCGTTGCGCCGGGGCCGCGATGGCAAACTCGGCGTCGCCGCCGACGGCGGGACCAGCACGATCAACATCACCATCAACAGCCCCGACGCGGACGGCTTCCGCCGTTCGGCCGATCAGGTAACCGCGGCGATCGCGGATGGCGTGCGCCGTGGGGGACGCCTTCGATGAGCTTTCACGAGGTTCGCTTTCCGGATTCCATCGCCTATGGCGCCACCGGCGGCCCGGTCTGGTCGACCAACGTCGCGGCCGTCTCCTCCGGCATCGAGCAGCGCAACCAGAAATGGACGGCGGCGCGACACAGCTACAACGTCGAGACCGGCATCAAGACCCTGGCGCATTTCTCCCAGGTGCTGGCTTTCTTTCACGCGCGACGCGGACGGCTGTTCGGCTTCCGGTTCAAGGATTGGGGCGACTACTCCACCGCCGTCAGCCCGGAAATCGCTATCACGGCGAACGACCAGGCGATCGGCACCTATACCGGCGCGCCGTTGCAGATCGCCAAGCTCTATGGCGATGCCGAAGGCAGCTACATGCGAACGTTGCGCAAGATCGTGGCCGGCACCGCGCGCGTTGCCGTCAGCGGCACGGAGACGCTTTCGAGCGGGTACTATCCCTGGTCGGTTGATCTGAACACCGGCCTGCTGAGCTTCACCGGATCGGGCCTCACGCTGCCAACCGGCCTCGCCATCACCGTCGGCTGCGAGTTCGATGTGCCGGTTCGCTTCGACACCGACAGCCTCTCCGGCACCTATGAGGGATGGCGCCGCCTGCCCATCCGCAACATCTCGATCATCGAACTGAGGTTCTGACCATGGCACTGCTTGGGTTCGAGGGCTTCGATGCCTACGGTGACGTCACCCAGCTCGGGCAGCAATTGTCGCTGACGACGACGGGTGGCGCCTATGCGGCCATCAAGACGACGACGCCGCGGACCGGGCGCGCCTGCATGACATTCCGCATGGTGGTCAACGGCCCGGGTGGCACCGTGCGCCAGTCGTTCACGCTGTCCGGGACCACGGTCATCGTGGGAGTTGCCGTGCGGTGGCTGACGTTCCCGCTGGGTACGGTCCGGCCCCGGGTCAGGCTCTGGTCGTCAGGCACAAGCCGCAGTGGCATGGCGTTCGGCGTGAACAGCAGCGGAAATCTTTATGTCGGGCTTGGCGGGCCAACGACGGTGACCGGGCTCGGCACCGATGTCAGCACGACGCTATGGACGAATACCGGCGAAATCGAGCCGCTGAACTCGTGGATCTATTACGAGCTCAAGGTATCTCTGACATCGACAACCGCAGGATCCTGGTCGCTGCGCCGCAATGGCCAGGTCGTGCAGGCGCAGAGTGGCGTCGCAACCCTGGTCAATGCTGCCGATGCCATATCGGCCGTCATCGTCGAAATCGGCATCGCGGGCAGTACCCTTCCATATATTGACCAGCATTTCGACATCGATGATCTGTACGTATGCGATGGTTCGGGGTCCGCGCTGAACGATTTCCTCGGATCGGTCCGCGTGCGCAGCCTGAAACCCACGGCCAACAACTCCGTCGCAATGACGCCGAACACCGGCACCAATTGGGCAGCGGTGGCCGATGCCACGCCTGATGACGACACCACCGTTGTCTCCGCCGCCTCGGCGTCGCTGACGGATACCTATGCGATCGAGGATCTGCCTGCCTCTGCCGCCATCGTCCGCGCGCTACGTGCGATCTATCGCGTGAGAAAGGAGGACGCCTCGGCGGTCGAGACGACGCCGGTCCTCATCAGTTCCGGCGTAACTGCGACGGGCAATCTGGATGCCCCCGACACCACCTACCGCTACTTCGTGAGCCTGTTTCCGATTGACCCTGCGACCGGCGTCGCCTGGACGCCTGCCGCCGTGAACAGCCTCCTGGCCGGCGTGCGGCGCGTCGCATGAGCGAGGCCACGCGCGTTACGCAGTTCGCGGCCGAGGAACTTGATGCCGGTGGCGGATCGGTCGACTTCACCCAGGTCGCGGCCGAGGAACTCGATGGCGGTGGCGGATCAGTCGACTTCACCCAGGTCGCGGCCGAGGAGCTCGATGGCGGCGGCGGATCGGTCAACGTCACCCAGCTGGTGCTCGAAGTACTGGCCGAGGATGTCTTTCCGGCGCGCCTGACCCAGTTCCGCACGGAGGCGCTGGTCGCCAGCAGCATGGCTGGTGATGCCGCGGCGACCACCTGCGACCTGTGGCGCATCCGGCGCAGGGACGCGACGGTGCTGCGCTTTGCCGCGCTGGATCGCGATGTGGTCTATGGCGGCGAGGTCTATTCTGCGGCAGCTCCTTTCGAGGCGACGGCGAGCGAGAGCAACCGAACACTGGCCGCCGGCCAGATGGAAGTTGCCGGGATTCTTTCCTCGCCCGCGCTTTCTGCTGCCGACCTGCTCAACGGCCTCTACGATGACGCGGACTACACCGTGATGCTGGTAGACTGGGCCGATCCGGGGCGCGGCGTCGAAGTCAAGCGGGCCGGGCGCATCGGCACGGTCAAGGCTGGCGAGACGCAGTTCTCCGCCGAGCTGTTTGACGATGCCCGACGTCTCGACACCCCGGTGCTGGACGTGGTTTCGCCGGAATGCCGGGTCGTGCTCGGCAGCGCGCGCTGCGGCATCGTGCTCGCGACCTGGACGCGCACGGCGACGGTGACGTCTGTCGATGGCGCACTGCAATTCACCGGCGCGGGCTTCACCGAAGCTGCTGGATGGGCGACCTATGGCCGGGTCACAATGACCAGCGGGGCGAACGCGGGCGCCGTCCGCGATGTGCGCATCCACGGCGCCGGTGGCGTGGTCGGGGTCTGGGAGCCCTGGTTCCAGCCGATCGCTGTCGGCGACTCGTTCAGCATTACGGCAGGCTGCGACAAGCGGTTGGCCACCTGCCGGGATAGATTCGCCAATGTGCCGAATTTTCGGGGCTTTCCGTCGGTGCCTGGCACCGACGCCCTGATCCGGTATCCCGATGCCCGCTGACGGCGCGACGGTGGCCGCAGAAGCCCGCCTCTGGATCGGCACACCCTGGCACCACCAGGCGCGGCTAAGGAGCGTGGGCGTCGACTGCGGCGGCCTGGTGGTCGGCGTGGCCCGCGATCTCGGTCTGCCACTGGACGACTACCCGCCAGGCTATGGCCGGCATCCGGACGGCCGCAGCCTCCGGGCATGGATCGAGGCGCGGTTCACTCGGATCGCCGCCATGGAGGAGGGCGCCATGCCACTGATGGAATTCACGCCAGGCCTGCCGCAGCATGTCGGGATCGTCACGCGCCTGGCTGGCGGCTGGGGGCTTGTCCATGCCTGGGCACAGCTGCGTCGAGTGGTCGAGCACCCCATCACCGACGACTGGACCGCCCGCATCTGCCGCGACGGGGCTGGCCCCCTGGTCTATCGCCTGCCCGGGATTGTGTGACGCATGGCGACGCTGGCTTTATCGGTGGTCGGCGGGATCATCGGCACGGCGCTCGGCGGCCCGGTGGTTGGTGCGGCCATTGGCCGAGGCATCGGCGCCCTGGCCGGCGCCTACATCGACAGCACGCTGTTCGCCCCCAAGGCGAAGAACACGTCGCAGGAAGGCCCGCGCCTCGGCGACCTGAAGTCGACGATCAGCAGCTACGGTGCGGTGATCCCCTTGGCATTCGGCCAGCGCATCCGCTGCGGCACCAACATCATCTGGTCGCAGGCTCTGATCGAGACCGCGACCACCACCACAATGCGCAGCGGCGGCGGCAAGGGTGGCAGCAAGCGCAGCACCAGCAGCACGACGAGTTTCACCTATGCCGCGAATTTCGCGGCCATGATCTGCGAGGGGCCGATCCAGGCCGTGCGGCGCATCTTTGGTGACGGAAAGGTGTTCTACGACTCCACGCAATCGCCGGCGACCAACCTGGCCTCCGGCGTGCGGATCTATCTCGGCTCGGAATCGCAGAGCGCCGACAGCCTGATCGCAGCGGTCGAGGGGGCTGCGAACACGCCCGCCTATCGCGGCGTGGCCTACATTGTCTTCGAGGAGCTGCAACTCGCCAATTTCGGCAACCGCATTCCGCAGATCGAGGTCGATTTCGAGCCTGCGCAGGAGACAGTCGGGGCTGCACTGGCGAAGCTGGCCGCACGCGCAGGGGTGACCGCACTCGATTGCGCCAGCATCGACCTTGCCCTGCCTGGCTATGTCGTGCGCCGCGCTGCATCCGCCCGGAGCGCCATGGAAGAATTGATGACGGGCTTTTCCCTGGTCGGTGTCGGTAGCCCGGGCGGGATCACGATCAAGCCGCGGGGCATCGCCAGCACCGGCGGCATGGACTTCGACCAATTCGGCACCGGCGAGAACCGGCCGGCCGAAAGCGAGCGCTACACCGTCTCCCGCGCTGAGGAGGCAGCGATGGCGGCCTCGATCTCCCTCACCTTCGCGGACCCGGCACGCGATTATCAGGAGAACACCGTCCGGGCTTCGCGCCAGGATGGCAGCGCCGCGGCTTCGGCATCCTATGATTTCGCCATCGCGCTCGACGCCAGCCTGGCCAAGGCGCGGGCCGAGCAGATTCTGCGGGATCTGTGGGCGGCGCGAACCACCATCGACGGGCTGCGCCTGCCGCCATCGTTCCAGTCCCTGCGGCCGGGCGACAGCGTGGATGTGCTGCTTGCCGACGCTTGGCGCCGGGTCAACGTGACCAAGGCGGCGATCGGTGCCAATGGCCTGGTCGAGGTCTCGGGAGCGGTCGAGATCATCGGCGCATGGGCGCCGCGCACGGCCACGGCCGCAAGCCCGTCCGTGCGGCCGGCGCCGTTCCCGGCCATCGTCCCGACGACGCTGGTGATGATGGACATCCCGCTGCTCTCGACGGTCGACGATGACGCAGGCTTCTATTACGTCGCGGGTGGGCCCGCGGGCTGGCGCTCGGCGGCGGTGCTGCGGGCGCAGGACAATGTGAGCTTCGGCGAGATCGCCTATCCGATCGGGCAGGGCGTGATCGGCACCTGCGGCACGACGCTGGCCGATGGGCCTTGGCTGTTCATCGATGAAGCAAACTCGCTGGACGTGACGCTGCTGGACATGACCGACACACTGGAAAGCACCACGGATGCCGGGCTCTACCTCGGGCGGAACGGCGCGCTCGTCGGATCGGAGATCATTCAGTTTCGCACCGCGGCCCTGATCGCCGCGGGGACCTACCGTCTGTCTGGGCTGGTGCGCGGGCGGATGGGCACGGATCGCCACACGGCAACGCACGGTGGCGGCGAGCGCTTTGTGCTGCTCGACGGGTCGATCGGGATGGAGCGTGTGCGCGATGGCCTGGCGTTGCGCGGGGCCACGTTCTTCTACAAGGGCGTCAGCCTCTATCAGCAGGCGTCGGCGGTTTCCTCATTCACCTTCACCAACGGGTGCGAGGCGCTGCGGCCCTATTCGCCGGTGGCGGTGGCGGGGCTGCGCAATGGCGGCGGGGATATCGCGCTGTCGTGGACGCGGCGCACCCGCATTCCGTCGGCCTGGTCGGATGGGGTCGATGTGCCGCTGGGCGAGACGGCCGAGCGATACGAGGTCGAGATCATGAACGGCGGCACGGTGGTCCGCACCATCACCGAACTGACGACGCCGGCGGCGACCTATCCGGCCGCAGATCAGGTGACGGATTTCGGGAACACGCAGGCGAGCCTGGCGGTCCGCGTCTATCAGGTCAGCCCCGAAGTTGGGCGCGGCGCGGCGCGGGTCGCCACGGTCTGAAGGAGAGCCCATGTCCGGGACAACAACCCCACGCCTGGCCCTGCCCTATATCGCGGTAGGGCAGGCGCAGAAGGAACTCGCGCATAGCCAGGGGCTGAACCGGCTCGATGCA